ATAATCTACAGTTTTGGAACTGTATGGACTATGGCGTGGTTGCAGTACAGAAGCAATTTATCGGAAGTATGCACTATGAAGTGATGACAAGGGATTTTGGCAATCAAACAGGCACTTATATCTGCACTTTAGACAATTATCACTCAGATGTAGACGCAATTGACTACTCAACCAGTGAACAACCTGCTGAACATAAGTCTCATAACCTCTTAGAACTCGATAATGGGCAGTTTTGTCTCTATCCAAACAATAGAATGAGGATTTACGACAACAGTATTACCCCAGAAACACCAAAAGTACCTGATTTTAAGGTTTCAACAGTGTATTATCAGGTCGAAAATGGTCATGACCGTGATGGATTGGGTTCAGAAGAGAATTATTTTTGGAAAACTGCAAAAGAAAGAGCAAAAAAAGACGAAATTAAACCAGAATTAGGATAAATAATAACATTTACAAAAAAGTGTCATAAATAAAACAGGAAACAACTGTTTACATGGCAATAAAACGGATATCAAGAGAATTTAAAGACATTTCTTTGTCTTTTACTCCTCATCCTGTTACAAAAGACCTTCCAATACTCAAAAATGAGAACGCAATTAAGTCGTCTGTGAGGAATTTGGTGCAAACCATTCCAACTGAGAGGTTTTTTAACCCGATTTTGGGATCTGAGGTGAGAGATAGTCTTTTTGAATTTGTAGATTTTGGTACTGCATCCGTTATACAAGAGCAAATTGAGATAACTCTTGAAAATTTTGAACCTAGAATAGATAATGTCAGAGTTGAAGTGGAACCAAGACCAGATTTGAACGAATTTGAGGTTACGGTGTTTTTTAATATTGTTGGACAGCAAGTTCCTGCACAAGAATTTACGTTTATACTCGAAGCAACAAGATAAATGCCTTTTACTAAGTTTACAAACCTCGATTTTGATCAAATCAAGACCTCAATTAAAGATTATATTCGTGCAAACTCAAATTTTACGGATTTTGACTTTGAAGGATCAAATTTTTCGGTTTTAATTGATACTTTAGCATATAATACGTACATCACAGCATTTAATTCCAACATGACTGTGAATGAGTCGTTCTTAGACTCTGCAACACTTCGTGAAAACGTAGTTTCTCTTGCTCGAAATATTGGTTATGTGCCAAAATCAAGAACTGCTGCTCAAGCAACGGTCTCCTTTGACGTAACAACAAGTGGAAACACCCCTTCTCTCACTTTACAAGCAGGTTTAGTCTGTGTAGGCAGTTATAATGACACATCTTACGTATTTTCAATACCAGAGTCAATTACAACAACCACAACTCAGACATCAGACGCAAGTGGTAACATAATTTCAAGCACAGGTTCGTTTGATAACATAGTCGTATATCAGGGAACATACTTAACAAAGACATTTACAGTAAACGGATCACTTGATCAACGATTTTTGATTGATAATTCATTTGTTGACACTTCAACTATCAAAGTATATGTCAGAGGAGCAGCTGAATCGGATGATACTGGTTTTGGTAAAGAATATCAGAAAGTAGATAATATATTAAACATATCAAGTATATCAGAAACATATTTAATACAAGAAGTCACTGATGAGAGGTACGAACTTCTATTTGGTGATGGTATATTCGGTAAGAAGATTGAAAATGATGCTCTAATAACAGTTACATATATTGTAACTGATGGAACTGAAGGAAATGGAGCTGCCTCCTTCTCATATGCAGGAAGTGTTGCCACATCTTCAAATCAAATACAACTACCAACATCCTCACCAACGATAACGACTGTTTCATCGGCATCTAATGGTGGTAATATTGAATCTATTGACTCAATTAAGTATTTTGCACCCAGACTATACTCATCGCAATACAGAGCAGTTACATCAAGGGATTATGAGTCTGTTATTCAACAAATATATCCAAATACTGAGTCAGTTTCAGTTGTTGGTGGTGAAGAGTTAGATCCACCTGAGTTTGGAACTGTTTTTATTACCATAAAACCAAAAAACGGTGAATTTGTATCAGATTTTGATAAACAGTCAATATTATCCAATCTAAAGAATTATACATTAGCTGGTATTAATCAAAAAATATTAGATCTTAAATTATTATATGTTGAATTGGACTCATTTGTGTATTATGACCCATCTAAGGTATCAACTGTCTCTGATTTGAAAACTAGGATAACAAATGGTCTTCTATCCTATGGATCATCAACTGATTTAAACAAATTTGGTGGTAGATTTAAGTATAGTAAAGTTTTGAAAGTTATTGATAATATTGATGATGCAATAACATCAAATATAACAAGAGTTATCATCCGTAGAAATTTGAGAGCATTAACTAATCAGTTTGCTCAATATGAATTGTGTTTTGGTAACAGTTTTCATATTAATCCAGAAGGACGTAACATAAAAAGCACTGGTTTTACGATTCAAGGTGTAATAGATACTGTTTATATTACTGATATTCCAAATAAAAATTCTGATGGCACACTTGATGGAAGTGGAAAGGGTATTTTAGCAATTGTTAGAGCAAATACCGATGCATCTACTAATCTTGTTGTTGCATCAGCTGGTATTGTTGATTATGTACATGGTGAAGTCATAATATCAACAGTTAATATAACGTCAACAGTAAAAACCAATAATATTATTGAAATACAAGCATTTCCTGAGTCAAACGATGTAATAGGTTTAAAAGATTTATATTTGAGTTTTTCCGTTGGTGATAGTAACATAAATATGGTTAAAGACACAATTACCTCTGGTGAACAAATATCAGGTGTCGGTTATAAGGTTACATCAAGTTATTCAAATGGAGTGTTGGTAAGAGGATAATATGATAACTACTGGAATTGATAAAAGAGTCAAAGTCCATCAGATAATTGAAAACCAACTACCAGAGTTTTTAGTTTCTGAAAGTCCAAAAGCAGTTGATTTTCTTAAGCAGTATTATATCTCTCAAGAATATCAGGGAGGTCCCATTGACCTGACTGATAATTTAGATCAGTATTTAAAATTAGATAATTTAACACCTGAAGTTGTAGTTGGTGAAACAAAACTAACAAGTGCTTTAACAACATCAGATACTACAGTTAATGTTAGTAGTACTAAAGGATTTCCAAATACTTATGGTCTTTTTAAAATTGAAGATGAGGTCATAACCTATACTGGCATAACCACAAATAGTTTTACTGGTTGTATTCGTGGTTTTAGTGGTATAACAACATATCATGCAGAAAATGAACCAGGTGAACTTGTATTTACTGATTCTTCATCCACAAATCATGATACAGATGCAACTGTAGTAAATTTAAGTGCTTTATTTTTAAAAGAATTTTATCAAAAAACAAAAAAATTACTTACACCTGGTTTAGAAAACTCGAAGTTTGTTGACAACCTAGATGTAAGTAATTTCATTAAAAATTCAAAGTCATTATATCAATCAAAAGGTACAGAAGAGTCATTTAGAATATTATTCAATATTTTATACAATGAAACTCCGAAAATTTTAGATTTAGAACAATATTTAATAAAACCATCTACAGCAGAATTTATAAGAAGAGAAATAGTTCTTGCGGAGGCAATATCTGGCAATCCAATTAATTTAGTTGGACAGACCATCATAAAATCAACTGATAGTGCAACTAGGGCGGCAATATCAGAGGTAGAACCTTTAACTAGAAGTGGAAAGGTTTACTATAAGATTGGATTGTTTGTTGGATTTAACGAAGTAGACTTAATTGAAGGTACTTTTAGTATCACTAGCAAAACAAAGGTTATTGGTGATGTTGCTATTGGATCTTCAGTAATTACTGTTGATTCTACCGTAGGTTTTGGTCAAACTGGGACTCTTGTATCTGGGATAAGCACCAATATCTATTATAGTGATAAATCTGTTAATCAATTTTTTGGATGTGAAAATATTATTAGTAATATATCAAGCGCTGATGATATTAGAACAAATGAGTTTTACTATGGTTATGAAAATGGAGATTTAGATAAAAAAGTTGAATTAAGACTGACTGGTGTACTATCAAAATTTGTTCCTACTTCAGATATAAGACTTCTTAATCAAGGTGAGAAAATAACGGTAGGTAATGTTGGTGAGAAAATATTTAATCCAGACAACAACAAAACAAGAAAACAAATATTTGCTAATTCATGGATCTACAATACATCATCTAGATTCGAGGTAGAAAAAATAAGTGGTTCAAATGTAATTTTATTTACAAGGGATATTGATAAATCAAGTTTGAAAAAGGGTGATAATATTGAAATTTTATTCAGAAATGAACAAACAATAGTTGCAACTGGTGTTGTAAATGATATAGTCAAATCTACAGGAACAATAACAATTGATGCTTTAACAAATCAACCAGGAATTACACAATTACCAGATCCTAGTAGAGAATATGATTTAAGAAGAGTCCTTAATCGTGCTTCAAGTTTAAAAACTGATATAGAATTTGGAAATAATATTTTAACAACTGATGTAACTAATGTTTATAATGATTCTAATACTGCTTTTTATGTTGCATCTAATTCACTACCATCTTATGAAATAACTGCCGAGTTACCCAAATCAATCATACCAGACGCTGTTGCTGGAAATCAATTACCAAATTCTGGTTATAATCCTAACACTTTAAAATACAGTATCATATCTTTTCCAAGTCCAGTTCCTTTTATTACTGGTGATGAAATATTTTACACTGCACAGGGGACTGTATTACCAGGATTACCTGAAGCATCATATTTTGTGGAGGTTTTAGCTAATGGACAGCAGATAAGATTATATAAATCTAGATCATTTATTCCAATAGCAGATTTTGAAGAATTTGAGTCATTACCTGCAGGATCTGGAACCCATACTTTCTCATTAGTTGGTATAAAAGAACAAGAAATAGCAGCGCAGAAGTTATTCAAAAAATTTACACTTTCTCCAAGTTTATCTAATTCTAAAAATACTTTAACTACTCCTGGTGCTACAGGGATGTTTATAAATGGTGTTGAAATCTATAATTACAAATCAAATGATAAAATATACTTTGGTCCTATTGAAAGTGTAAGTTTGTTAAATGGTGGTAAAAATTATGATGTTATAAATCCACCTATTATTCAATTATCAAGTGCAGGTGCAGGAACTACAAACGCTTTGATACAACCAGTTATATCTGGAGAAGTTACTGACATTCAAGTTGATCCTCAAGATTTTGACATTAAAAAAGTTATTTCAGTTACTATTGAAGGTGGTAATGGATCTGGAACAATACTAGAACCAGTATTAAGTGAAAGAAGGAGAGAATTATCATTTGATGCACGTTTAATAACTGATTCTGGTGGAATTGATCATGTTAATGAAACACTTACATTTTTACGAGAGCATAATATTACTAGTGGTGAACCATTAGTTTATGATAGAAATAATAACTTACCACTTGGTATTGGAACAGTTGGTAATGATTTTGGAGTATCTATTGTTGGTCTTGGAACAACTACCTTGGTAAATGCAGCTACTTATTTCCCATCTGTCATAGACTCTCGAACAGTAAAGTTATTTCAAACTTTAGATGACTTCAATGCTGGTATCAATACTGTAGGATTTACGACTACTAATAAAGTTGGTATTCATAAGTTTAAATTAAAAAATGGTCAAACTCACTTAAAAGATATAAGAGTTATTGATAGTGGTTCTAACTATGAAAATAGACAAATATTTGTCAAACCAGTTGGAATTAATACAATCACTAATGTAATTAATTTTGATAATCATGGATTCAATGCAGGTGATAGAATTGTGTATTCAACTGCTGTGGGAATCGGTTCAACTTTACCAACTTCAATTAGTGGATTGTCAACTTACACTGGCATTACATCTACATCCAACTTTTACCAAGTTATAAAATTAGACGATAATTCATTCAGACTATCAAATGCTGGTCTTGGAGGAACTATAACTTCTGAATATAGAAGAAATGATTATATTAAATTTTCAAATCAAGGAACAGGATTCCAAGTTTTTAAATATCCAGATATAAAATTAAATCTTAAA